CAAGATCGGCAGCAGCGGCTACTACGCCCAGATCGGCAGCAGCGGCGACTCCGCCCAGATCGAAAGCTCGGGAGAATACTCGGTTATTTGTTGTTCTGGAGCCGCATCTATCGTTAAGGCAAAACTTGGCAGCTGGATAACGCTTGCCGAATGGAAATATTTGGATGAGAAAAATCGAATGGTTCCCCAATTTGTAAAAACCGAGTTTGTTGATGGCGAAAGAATAAAGGCAGATACATGGTACAAGCTTATCGGCGGCAAATTTACCGAGGTGTCGCCATGACAAACGATGCTTTGCGTTTGCTGTCTGCCCTCGGCGAGGGCGAGGACAATGCTATGACGCGCGGCGCCCTGTGCGCCCTGCTCGGTTTGCCGGACCGGACCGTGCGCAAGCTCATCGAGGAGGCGCGGCGCGATGAAACGGAGGACGGCCCCTTTATCGTCAACGCCTGCGAGGGCAAGGGCTACTTCCTCGCCCGCAACGCGGACGAGATCGAGCGTCACTATCGCGGCGAATACTCTCGCGCGATGGCAATCTTGGTACGAACGAAGGGCGAACGGAAATTTTTGAAAAAGGCGGGTCGGCTATGATGTATCAATGCGAGAGCTGTCACGCGATTTTTACGGAGCCATACACCTACATGGAGCGTGAAAACCTCGATGGGGAAAACGGCTGGTATTACGCCGAGCGAGCGGTCTGCCCGTACTGCGGTGAGGAATTTTTTGAGGAGGAAAGCAATGAACTTGTATCAGATTGATTCCGCGCTTGCGGAATGTGTAGATGCCGAGACCGGCGAAATCCTTGACGTTGAAAAGCTCATGGAGCTGAACATGGCAAGAGAGCAGAAGATCGAGAACATCGCGCTTTGGATTAAAAACGACGTTGCCAAAGCGAAGGCGATTCGCGAAGAAGAGAAGACCCTTGCGGCGCGCAGACAGGCTTTAGAGCGTGCGGCAGAGAGCAAGAAAAAATATCTCGATTCTGTTCTGAACGGCAAGAAGTTTTCCACCCCCCGATGCTCCATCAGCTACCGCAAGACCACCGGCGTGGAGGTCTCCGACATGGGCGCGGTGGTGGCGTGGATGCTTGCCAACGGTCACGACGACGAGGTTACTTACAACGCCCCCACGGTGAGCAAGACCGACCTTGCCACGTTGCTGAAAAGCGGCGCCGAAATCGACGGTGCGACGCTTGTACAGGGCATGAGCATGGGGGTGAAGTGATGGAGAACCTTGGAATCTATGAAAGCGTGCGGCAAGTCCCGCCGTCTGCACAGCGCGAAATCCAGGCGGGGAGGCTGAAAGGCAAGACCGACATTAACCCCATGTGGCGCATTAAGGCGCTGACGGAGCAGTTCGGCCCCTGCGGAATTGGCTGGAAGTACGTTATCACGGATAAGCGGTTGGAACAGGGCGCGAACAACGAGGTTTCCGCATTTGTTGATATTGATCTTTATATCAAGGTTGATGGCGCGTGGTCAGATGCAATTCCAGGAACAGGCGGCAGCGCGTTTGTCGCCAGCGAACGAAACGGCCTTTATACTTCTGACGAGTGTTTCAAAATGGCGCTGACCGATGCTATCTCCGTTGCCTGCAAGGCGCTCGGTTTTGGCGCGGATGTGTATTGGGCGAAGGACGCGACCAAGTACACGCCAAGAACCGCAGAGCAGAAGCCGAGCAAGGAAAAAATGCAGTCCTTCAACCAGGCGTACAAGGAACAGTTTGACTACACCTGCCAAGACTGCAAGCAGCCGATCACACCGCAGTCCTTTAACGGCAAGCTCTATCGTGTGAGCGACATCTCCAAAGGCGCGATGAAGAAATACGGGGTGCCGCTCTGCTGGGCTTGCATGGAAAAGAGGAAATCCAATGAAAGCCCGACTGCATGATCTATCCCTCGCGCGGGATGGTGGGTATTTACTCACCATCGCCACGCGGGAGAACGTCGGCGCATTGTACGACGAATTGCACGAGACAGACGTTGACGTGACCGTGAAGAAGCACCGCGAGAAGCGTAGCTTGGATGCCAACGCTTACGCATGGGTATTGATGGACAAGCTCGCAGAAGCCACAGGGACACCTACAAGTGAGGTTTACCGGCAGGCCGTGAAAGATGTCGGCGGGAACACGGAAACCGTCTGCGTGCGCGAGAAAGCCGTACAAAAGCTATGCGGCGGCTGGAACAAGAACGGTATCGGCTGGCAGACGGAAGTGATGGACAGCAAAATTGACGGCTGCAAGAACGTGGTGCTGTATTACGGTTCGTCTACCTTTGACACAAAGCAAATGTCCCGCCTGATCGACAACATCGTGCAGGACTGCAAGGCGGTAGGCATTGAGACCTTGACCCCACAGCAGCTTGACGCGCTGAAGGAGGATTGGCGATGCACAAAATGACAAAGGCTACGTCCATCCCCAAAAGCGTCAAGGGGGTCGTATACGAGCGCGACGGCGGGCGCTGCATTCTATGCGGGCGGAACAACGGGGAGTCTGTAGCGCACGTTATACGGCGCTCACAGGGCGGCAGAGGCATCGAGCAGAACATCGTGACGCTCTGCCCCTCCTGCCACCGAGCCTTTGACGAGGGGCCGCAGAGGACGGCGCTATACGCCTGCATCGTCGGCTATCTCAAAGCGAAATATCCCGGCTGGACACGGGAGAACATGATTTACAGAAAAAACAGGGAGGAATTGAAATGAGCTTGAACAGGATCAACGTCATGGGACGCATTGGAAAGGACCTTGAGCTGCGCCGCACGCAAAGCGGCAAGGCGGTCACCAGCTTTCCCATCGCCGTCGACCGCGACGGTAAGGATGCCGGAACGGACTGGTTTGATGTGGTCGCGTGGGAGCGCACGGCGGAGTTTGCCGCGCAATACTGCGCTAAGGGGCGCAAGGTAGTAGTAGACGGTCGCTTGCAGGCGCGAGACTGGACCGACAAGGACGGCAATAAGCGCCGCTCGGTCGAGATCATCGCCAATAGCGTGTACTTTGCCGACAGCAAGCCGCAGGAGGGACACGCCGCATACAGTCCCGCATCAAGCAGCCCGGGCGAGTTTAGCGAGGTCGAGGACGACGGGGACCTCCCGTTTTGATGGAGGTGCGGTGTGAAGTACGATGCTTTGATTTACGATTGCGAGAATATCTTTGATGTAGATGATCCGGCACATAATATGATCCGCATCGACGGCCTCTCGCAACCAGAAGCAGATGACCTTTGCGACATTATGACCCAGCACGGCGTATCAATTTGCCTGCTCCCCTATAAGGAGTGAGCGCATGGCGGATATGACTTATATCAAGCTGTTTGTCGATTACTTAGACGCAATAGAGCCACTCGGTGACGCTGAGAGGGGGAGGCTTTTCACTTCCTTGTTAGAATACGCAAGGACGGGCGAAGCCCCGCAGCTTGGCGGGAACGAACGGTTTCTTTTCCCTATGATGAGGGCGCAGATCGACAGGGACAACGCTGCAATGGCGGGACTATCCGAGGCGCGAAGCAAGGCCGGGAAGATCGGAGCTGAAGCAAAACAAGCAAATACAAGATTTGCCAAGCAAAACAAGCAAATGCCAAATTTGCCAAGCAAATCAAGCTATGACAAAGACAAAGACAAAGACAAAGACAAAGACAAAGACAAAGACGAGAGTATTATGCGCACGAGGCGCTTTACCCCTCCCACTTTGGACGATGTTTTGGCTTATATTCAGGAACGCGGTTCAGACGTAGACCCGCAACGGTTTCTTGATTTTTACGCATCCAAAGGCTGGATGGTAGGCAAGAATCCGATGAAGGACTGGAAAGCCGCCGTGCGAACATGGGAAAAACGCGAGCTGGAGAAGAAAGGGGGCGCGATGAATGGATATGGTCACGATACTGGAAGAGATACGAAAAAATGGAACGTCCCCGGAGCCGTCAATCTCTGACGAGTGTCCGCTCTGCGGCGGCGTTGGATACATCGTGCGGAGGTCATCAGACGGAAACGCGGAGTATCGGGAGTGCGAATGCTCCATCCGCAAAAGGAATCTGCAACGCATCGAAAGAAGCGGGCTTAAAGAGATTTTGCAGAGATGCACGATGGAGAACTACCGCGCGAATGAGCCGTGGCAGAAGCAGACCAAAGAGGCAGCGGAACGCTATCTTGCCGATTGGCGCGGAAGATGGTTTTACGCCGGAGGAAGCCCCGGCAGCGGGAAAACGCACCTTTGCACGGCGATGTGCGGGAAGCTCATGGACGCCGGATTGCCGGTGCGCTATGTGCAATGGCGTGCGGATATTCCAGCCATCAAAGCAAAGGTCAACGATGCCGAGGCATATCAAGATGCCATTGATCCGCTGAAAAGCGTCAAGGTGCTGTACATCGACGATTTCCTCAAGGGAACGGCGACAGAGGCCGATCGCAACATTGCGTTTGATTTGCTCAATGCTCGGTATATCAAGCCAAGCCTTTTGACAATCATCAGCTCCGAGTGGACGATCTCGCGCGTTCTGGACTGGGACGAGGCGATAGGCTCGCGCATTGCGGAGCGGTCGAAAGGCTGCGTACTGAATATTACCGGGTCAAAAAACTACCGGCTGAAATGAAAAATACCCGTTAGGAGGAAAGCATGATGACAAAGAAAATTCTTGACGTGACCTGTGGGAGCAGAACGATTTGGTTCAACAAGAACCATCCTGCTGCGATCTACTGCGACGTTCGGGACGAGGAATGCACGGGGGTATGGAAGAGTACCAACAGAGATTCGGAGCGAACTTGCATTGTACATCCCGACGTGCTATGCGACTTCACGGATTTACCGTTTCCCAGTAATTCTTTTGCGCTGATCGTATTTGACCCGCCGCACCTTCGGCGCGTCGGTGAAAATGCGTGGATGCGGAAGAAGTACGGGCAGCTCGGCGAGAATTGGCGCGAAATGCTGCATGACGGATTCCGCGAGTGTATGCGCGTATTAAAACCGGACGGTGTGCTGATTTTTAAGTGGGCAGAAACGCAAATCCCCGCTGCAGATGTTTGGGCGGCAATCGGAGAACGCCCCCTTTTCGGGCATCATAGCGGCAAAAAATCACAAACCTTTTGGGGATGCTTTATGAAATTGGGAGGGGAATTATGAACGGTCAAGATCTCGTAAATGCGCTGCGTGAGCACGCTGAATGGGCGGAGGGGAACCAGTGGGAAATGCCCATTACCCTGTGCGACGATCTGGCGGAAGCCGCTGACTTGATCGAGGCGCAGGCGAAAGAAATTGACGCACTGCGGAACGAACTGTGCCTGAAATGCGGAAACTACACGCTGGCCCATGAGGAGGCCTGTAACGGATGCAAATGGAGGGATATGTGATGGACGCTGTGAAGTTTATCAAAGAACGCGACCGAATGTGCCGCTTTTACCACCATGCCGGGGACTGCTATCAATGCCCCGCAAAAGACTGCGAGTGCAGTGCATTGGAAGGAATGGTTGATGATGACAACATTGTGACCATCGTCGAGGAATGGTCTGCTGCACACCCGCGCAAGACGCGGCAGAGCGTGTTTTTAGAGCAGTGGCCTAACTGCATGATGGGCAATGACGACGTTGTCAGGATGTGTCCAAGAAATGTTGACAAGATGCATGCCTGCAATGCACTGCTCTTTGCTGGGTGCACCGACTGCCGCCGTGAGTTTTGGATGCAGGAGGTGGAGTGATGGAACGACTGACATACCGCGATAAAGACGGATTCCCGATGATGAAAAAACGTGGTGGATTCAAACAGGGAGGCGTTGAGCGCCTTGCCGCCTACGAGGACACGGGGCTGACGCCGGAGGAAATCGACATGGACCACGAAGCCGCAGAGACGCTTCGCCAACTGTGCCGAGGCTGCGATCTTGATCGGTTGGAGAAACTGGCCGAGGCCGACAAGGACGGACGGCTGGTGGTGCTGCCGTGCGAGGTTGGAACCGCGACATATTATATCCACTATCCGATTGCGGTTTACCCAGATAAAAGCGAACCGGAAATTAAGAGGGGTATCTTTACTTTGTGCGATTTGGATCGTGTTGGGCACTCCGTTTTCCTGACCCACGAGGAGGCGGAGAAAGCATTGGAGGCGATGAAGAAATGAGCAAGGCTGTTATGCTGAGCATCCGCCCGAAGTGGTGTGAAAAGATCGCCCGCGGCGAAAAGACGATTGAGGTGCGCAAGACACGCCCGAAGATGAACACGCCGTTTAAGTGCTATATCTACTGCACGCTGCCAAAATATCCGCACGAGGACTTCATCGCGACGAACTATCCAATGCCACAGTTTTACGGCGGCGGCAAGGTCATTGGGGAGTTTACCTGTGACCGGATTTACAAGATTGACAAGGATAGTACGGATTTTCTTTTTAAGGCCGGGGGACTATCCGTTTACAAGCAAGCTGCCGAAGAAAAGTGTGGCCTGTGTGTGGCTATGACAGGCGATGAGTTGCACGGCTATCTTGGACATTGCCAGGGCTACGGCTGGCATATCTCCGACCTGCGCATTTATGATACGCCGCGCAAACTGAGCGAGTTTACCGGGCTACGCAATACGAGATTTGGCGCAGCGCCATATGACATCAAGCGCGCGCCGCAGAGCTGGTGCTATGTGGAGGCGATGTGATGGGACGGCTGTGGGATTACTGCGCGTTCTGCGGAAAGCGCATCGAAATGGGCGAAAAGTGCTACGGCTTGCCAAACGGAGAGAGCGTATGTACAGATTGCTGTGTTGCAGAAAACGAGGGCGCGGCTGTATCCGACGGGGAGGAAGAACAGGAGGGTTAGTAATGGCTGAATTGAAACGATGCCCGTTTTGCGGCGGAGAAGCAATACTTGAAACAGTAGATGGCAACAGCCCGCAAGAGTGCTATATATACTGTCCAGAGTGTGATTTTGAAAGTGGCGTATATAGCGAACCCAAATTTATCGTCGAAAAGTGGAACAGGAGGGCTGAAAATGGCTGAATACATTGAGCGTGAAAAAACGGTTAAACTGCTCAGAAGTCTCGGTAATAGAGAATACCGCAAAGAAAAGGGAACTATTCAGGATGCAATCAAGATGATTTCCTACCCAGGGTATACGCCCACCGCCGACGTGGCCACGGTGGTGCATGGGTGCTTCGAGCCGTGTTTTGACGAGAACGGTAATTGGCGGCAGGGCTTTGCGAAATGCTCGAATTGCGGCAAGGAATACTACGCACAGGTAATCAACCATTTTGGTTACTGCCCCAACTGCGGGGCGAAAATGGACGGAGGTGCGGACAATGGCTGAATACATTAAGCGGGAGGCGTTGCTGGACAGCATTTGCTATGAAACGTGCGGGATAGCGTTTTGCGGCGCTACGAACTGTGCTTTTATGGAAAAGGTTTGCTCTGCGCCCGTTGCCGACGTTGCGCCCGTGGTGCATGGGCGGTGGATTTCGTGGGAAGAAGCAGGAAACTTTGTTCCCTCACCAGACAGACACGAGTGCTCTGTTTGCCACGATGCGGCGCAAGTGCTTGTAAATGGGTTTGAATTGTTGTCGGATTACTGCCCCAACTGCGGCGCGAAGATGGACGGTGAGCCATGATCCGCATCATCATCGACATCGAAGACCACGGCGACAAGCTGGCGACCAAGGAGGCCGTGGCAATGGCACTTGAGCAGTTCGGCAAGGTGCGCGTGGTTCTTGTATCGGACGGGAGGGGGAAATGAGCCTGACGGCATCTGACCTTGCACGTCTTGGGCCTGCGGCACAAAAACAGGTGGTTGAAAAGGTACTTGCTCAAAAAACGGGCAAGTACCACAACCGCAAAACCGTGCGGCATGGCATTACGTTTGACAGCAAGCACGAGGCTGACCGCTATGATGAGCTGCGGATGCTGCTGAAAACGGGGGAAATACACGATTTGAAGCTACAGCAGACATACAAGCTCGTGGGGGCGCAGAGAACGCCAACAGGAGCCGCTGTGAGGGCAGTTACATACATAGCCGACTTCGTGTATACCCGTGACGGGAAAACGATTGTAGAGGACGCAAAGGGCTTTAAGACAAAGGACTATATCATCAAGAAAAAACTGATGCTGGAGCGATTCGGCATTTGGGTGGAGGAAGTGTAAATGGCAGAACAAAGTTCGACGCTGTGTTGGTCGTGCAAATACGCCTGCGGAAAATGCCCCTGGTCGGAATGCGACAAGGAAACGCGGAAGCTGAAGTGGCAGCCGGTGGAAGGTTGGCGCGCGATCAGAACAAAGGTTTTGATGAATTCATGCGGCGGCGCTCGCAGGCATTACGAAACAAGCTACATTGTCACGGCCTGCCCGCAGTACGAGGTGGGATGAAATGAGCTGCTTTAACTGTCAGGAGCGGCACGTCGGCTGTCATTCGACCTGTGAACGATATGCTGCGTGGCTGCGAGAAAAGAAAGAGTCAAAAAGCAACGAAATGGCCAGCATAGCCGAAGAAAGCGCGATGATCAATTACATTCAAAGGTCAAAAGACCGATACAAACGGAGGGTGGGGAGAAAATGATCGAATATCCCTATTGCGTCTATCCGGCGCTGAAAAAGGTATTTTGCGAGCGGCAGTACACGCGCCGCCAGCTTGCCGAGGCGGTAGGCATTTCCAAAAGCAACATCTGGTGGTGGCTGTCGGGCAACAATCAGCATACCATCGACGTGATCAAAGGCATCCTCAGAGAGAGCGGCCTGACGTTCGAGGAAGCGTTTGGAGGTGCGGAATGAAAGTAGGCGACAAGGTGCGGGCGCAGTTTATGACGGTGCCGGAGGAGTTTTCGGGAAAAGCGCGCGGCGAAAAGCTGTACCCGCTCCGCACTGGCGTGGTGACGTACATCCATCCGCAGAGACGCTATGTGACCGTGGCGATCATGGTAGACGGCAAGGAGATCAAAGAGAGTTTCCGACCGGAGGAGGTGCTGGCATGAACGCGTTTCCCGAGCGCTTGAAGCGCTTACGGGAGAGAAAGAGAATAAAGCAATATGTCCTATCTGAACTGTGCGGTCTGCACCGTGACGCGGTGAGGCGGTACGAGGCGGGGGAGGCTACGCCCACAACGGACGCATTGGAAAGCATTGCCGACAAGTTCGGGGTATCGGTCGATTATCTGCTCGGACGGACGGATAATCCGATGACCGTGGACGATTATCTAAAAAAATTTTGAAAATTCCCCTTTTAAGGGGAAAAAGAAGAAAAACCTATGCAAAAATAGAGGCGTGATGGGGCGAGGCTCTTCACGCCTCTGCTTTTTCATCTGTTTCCTCCTCCCTTGATAGCCCGCCCTTCGGGGCGGGCGGTTGAGGGCAACATGCGGCATAGGCGCCCCGTAAGGGGAGACCACAGCGAGTGACGCCGAATGATGGCTGAAGCGCTAAAGCAGGGCAGGGCTGCAATGCCGTACCAGATGTGCCCTTCGGGGCGGGTAAAGTCTGCTATGTAAGGCCAAGGGGCGGGGGCTGGTAGCAAAACGAAAGGGAGTGAGCGTATGGCTGGCGGAGCGCCAAGAAAATGGAAAAGCGTAAAGGCAATGCAGGAGGCCATTGACGCTTACTTTGAGAGCTGCAAAGGAACACCGCTTATGATTGGCGGCGATGTTGCCACAGATAAATACGGAAGACCGATTATTTTAGATGAAAAGCCGCCGACGGTAACAGGGCTGGCGCTGTCGCTGGGGTTTACCGGCCGGCAGGCGCTGATTGATTATCAGGGGAGGCCGGAGTTTGCGGACACGGTTACGCGCGCAAAGTCCAGATGTGAAGAATACGCCGAATCTCGGCTCTACGACAAAGACGGTGCGAACGGCGCGAAGTTCTCGCTTGGCTGCAATTTCGGTTGGCGTGAAGTGAATGAGACAAAAATAAGCACGGATTCCGTCAAGGTGGTTATTGATGTCTGATATTCTCTTGTCAGAAAAAATCGGCTCGGCTTTTTACGACGTGGCTCACGATGTGTTCCATCATGGGCACACACACTACGATTTCAGCGGTGGGAGAGGTTCGCTGAAGTCGTCCACGGTGTCCGTGCTCGTCCCCCTGCTGCTAATAAACAATCCAGGCACGCACGCGCTCGTGCTGCGCAAGGTGGCAAATACGATCCGCGATAGCGTGTATGCGCAGTATATCTGGGCAATCGGTGAACTGGGCATGGCGGCGTATTGGGAAGCAAAGGTCTCCCCGATGGAGCTGATCTATAAGCCGACCGGGCAGAAGATCATGTTTCGCGGCGCTGACGACCCCATGAAGATCAAGTCTATCAAGGTGCCGTTTGGCTATATCGCCGTGACGCACTTTGAAGAGAAAGACCAGTTTGCCGGACGCGCGGAGATACGAAACATTTTGCAGTCGACCATGCGCGGCGGCTCGGTGTTTTGGAATTTTGAGAGCTATAACCCGCCAATTTCGCGCGACAACTGGGCGAACAAGGACAGTTTGGAAGAACGTGCCGACCGGCTGTGCCACAAGTCGACATATCTGCAAGCACCGCCTGAGTGGTTGGGAGAGCAGTTTATTGCAGAAGCGGAGCACCTCAAAGAGACGGACGAGCGGGCATACCAGCACGAGTATCTCGGCATTCCGGTCGGCACGGGCGGGAACGTGTTTGACAAGCTGGAACTGCGGGAGATCACCGATGAAGAAGTAAAAAGTTTCGACCGCATCTATCAAGGGGTGGACTTCGGCTGGTTCCCAGACCCGTTTGCTTTTATACGTCTACATTATGATCGGGCAAGAGAAACGATATATCTGTTAGACGAGATTTATCAAAACAAATTATCCAACGAGCAAAGCGCGACCATGATTAAGCAGCGCGGATATAACAACATTAGGGCGATTTGCGACAGCGCCGAGCCGAAGAGCGTTGCTGACTTTCGTGCGATGGGGCTTCCTGCGTATGAAGCGGTCAAAGGCCCCGGCTCTGTGGAATACGGCATGAAGTTTTTGCAGCGCAGAACGATCGTCATTGACAGGCGGCGCACACCGCACGCTTACGATGAATTTGTTGGATACAAATACGAACGAAACAAAGACGGCGACATTATCAGCGGCTACCCCGACGCGAACAACCACTTGATTGATGCGACAAGGTATGCGTTAGAACCTGTCAGCCGCAGAATGGGAGTTATTGCATGAGTAGTGCAGTTATCCAAAAGTTAAAAGAACTTGGTTATACGACGATCCCGGAAGAATTTTACAGCCAAGTTGACCTTTGGAAGTCCTGGTATGTTGGGAAAGTAAAGAATTTTCACAGATACCGAGAATATAACGGTCATGAGTGGGTGAAAAAGAAGCGGTCTTCGCTCGGAATGGGAAAGAAAGTTTGCGAAGATTGGGCAAATCTGCTTATGAACGAAAAGGTTAAAATCACGCTTGAAGGCAAAAAAGAGCAGGAATTTATTAACCGCATTTTGGAAGAAAACAACTTTACCGTAAAAGCAAACGAAATGCAGGAAATGAAGTCCGCGCTCGGAACGGTTGCATATGTACCGCGCGTCATTGGCCAGAAAGTAAACGACTACGACGCTCCGATTCCCGGAAGTGCGGAAGACATTGCAATCGACTATGTGACGATGGAGCACATTTACCCGCTTTCATGGCGAAATGGCGTGATTACAGAGTGCGCATTTGATAGTGTTGTAACACGGTTCGGACATCAGTATTTGTTCCTGCAAATCTTTAAAAAAGAGCGAACCGGCAAATACACGATCGAAAACAGCATTTATTTGTACGAGAATGAAACGCTGTCGGAAGTTAGCCTTGCATCCGTTGATGGCTTTGAGCACATCCCGCGTGTCGTCCATACAGGGAGCGCAGAAAAACAGTTTGTGATAGATCGCCCGAACATCGCCAACAATTTCGATTATCTCTTGCCTGTCGGCGTCCCTGTTTATGCAAATGCTCTTGATGTGCTGGAAAGCGTAGACAAGGCGTTTAACTGCTATGGCAACGAGTTTGACAATGGCGCGTTGCTGCTGATGGTAAAAATGCCAGCAACAAGGTATGAGGACGGGAAACCGACGCTGAACGATAACGATGGCAGGTTTTACCTTCTCCCAGAGGACACACAGCAAGGGAACGTTGTTGAACCAATTTCCCCACAGTTAAGAACGCAGCAGTTAAATATCGGGTTGCAAGACCAGCTCAATATTCTTTCCAGCAAGTGCGGGTTTGGCGAGACCTATTATCGTTTTAGTGGCGATAGCATTGCCACGGCTACGCAGGTCATCAGCGAGAACAGCACCATGTTCCGCACCATCAAAAAGCATGAAATTATCCTTGAAGATGCGTTGGTTAAGCTGTGCCGCATTCTTCTACGGCTTGGCAATACCGCGATGGGTGCGGGGCTGAATGAAGATGTGGAAATCAGCATTGATTTTGATGATTCCATCATTGAGGACAAGCAGACTGATTTTTCCCGTGATATGCAACTTTTGCAGGCGGGCATTATGAACGACTGGGAGTTCCGTATGAAGTGGATGAACGAGGACGAGGAAACCGCAAAGGCGGCGCTGCCCAAGATGCAGGACATGACAAAAGAACCGGAAGAAGAAATCGAATGAGGTGACGGCGTATGCGTCCTTACCCTTTTAGCCCAGCCTTACTTGATGCTCTCCCCGAAGAACTCGCCGAACTGTACCGCGCTCTTGAAGATACGCTGCTGGACGAGATATGCAGCCGATTAAAGCTGAAAGACCAGCTCAACGAAGTCACGGTACAGGATATTCGGGCGATACGGTCACATGGCATCGACCTGAAGGACATCGAAAAGGCGATCCGCAAGACCACGGGCATCAGCGAAAAAAAGTTGCAAGAGCTTCTTGACGATGTAGTAGATCGGAATCAGAAGTATTACACCGACCTCATAGACCTCGCTCATATCACACAGCCGGAAACGCTGGTAAGCATAGAAGATACTTGGGCGATATACGAGCAGACGAAGCAAACACTGCGCAACATAACGCGCTCAATGGGCTTTTTAGTGAACGCTGGCCGCACAATGCTACCCCCCGCCAAGGCGTACCATTGGGCTTTAGATGCTGCTACGTTGAAAGTAGAAAGCGGGGCTATTTCTTATGGGCAAGCCATCAAAGACGCCGTTAGGGAGCTTGCAAGTGGCGGCCTGCTCGTGGTGGACTATGAGAGCGGACACCGTGACCATGTAGACGTAGCTGTCCGGCGTGCCGTAATGACAGGCGTATCGCAGCTGTGCAGTAAGTACACGGAGCAAGCGGCGGAATACTTAGAAACGCCGTATTATGAAGTGTCTGCCCACGCCGGGGCGCGTGATGTGCCGGGGCGGTCGCCCTGGTCATCGCACAAGGACTGGCAAGGCAAAGTGTATTCCACACGCAGCGGCGACATCTATCCAAACATTTACGAGGTCTGCGGTCTGGGTGCTGTGGATGGCCTGGAAGGAGCTAACTGCCGCCACCGCCGTTTCCCCTGGGTGGAGGGCGTAAGTGAGCGCACATACAATGACGAACAGCTTGAGCATATCGACGATGGTTTGGGCTGTACGTTTGAGGGCAAGACCTATACGGCATACGAGGCCACGCAGGAGCAACGGCGCGTTGAACGCGAGGTGCGTAAGCTAAAGCGCGAAAAAGCCGCTTACAAGGCCGCAGGATTGCGCGAAGAAGAACAGGCGGTAAACATACGGCTACGGCGGTTAAACGCCAAATACAAGGCGTTCAGCGCGGCGGCAGGGCTGCCGGAGCAGTGGGAGAGAACGAAGGTGCTGTATTGAATTGGGAAGAAGCCAGAAAGGCAACCGAATTTTGTAATACGCAGCGGGGAATGACGCTGTGGAAATAAAAGGAGAGTAAAAATGGCAGACGAAACTATGACTTTTGATGAAATACTGGCTGACCCTACCTATAAGGCGGAGTTTGACAGGCGAATCACAAAGGCACTTTCGACTGTCCAGAGCAAGCTGGACGCGGAAGTGGAGAAGAACAAGCAGTTTGCGGCGAACGGCAGCGCGGAAACGGAAGCGCTCAAAAAGGAGATCGAGGGCTACAAGTCCAAGATTGCCGATTATGACTACGCAGATGTGATTCGTAAGACGCTTGCTGAAAAGGGCGTGAAATTCAGCTCTAAAGCTGCGGAAAAGGCATATTTGGCAGACCTGAAAGCAAAGCACCTTGAAATCAAGGACGGTGCGCTTGATGGATTTGACGAATGGCACAAGGCGCAAGTCAGCGCCGATCCGTCCGCGTTCCAAGACGGCGTAAAAATCGACTGGTCCGCTGCTGTTGGCAGCGGCGAAAAGAAAACAGATACCAATGCCGCGATGAACAATCTGATTCGCGGCGCACTCAAGTAACGAAAAGGAGATTATAACATGGCAAGTATTGATCGTTCCGCACTTTCCGGCCTTATCCCGGAACCCGTAACCCGCGAAATCATGCAGGGCGCTATCGCCGAATCTGCAGTTCTTCGTATGGGTCGCAGACTGGCAAATATGTCCAGTAAGACGCAGACCATTAACGTGCTCGACGCGCTTCCCTCTGCGTATTTTGTCAACGGCGAAGCGACCGGCGACGGCGCTGGCGACGCCTTCAAGCAGACCACCAAGATGGCGTGGGACAAGAAGAAGCTGTATGCCGAGGAAATCGCGGTTATCGTCCCCATTCCCGAGGCTGCTTTGGATGATGCGGACTATGACATTTGGGGCGAGGTCAAGCCCCGTCTGACCGAGGCTTTCGGTAAGGTCATCGACGCCGCTATCCTGTTCGGCACCAACAAGCCCAGCACTTGGCGCACCGGCGTTGTGCCCGCTGCCATCGCTGCCGGTAACGGCGTGCCCGTCGGCACCAGCGTGTTCGATGACATCATGGGCGAGAACGGCCTGATCTCCAAGGTTGAGCTGGACGGCTTCAACCCCAACGGCGTGATGTCCGCTATCCAGATGCGCGGCAAGCTGCGCGGCCTGAAGGACACCACCGGCCAGCCCATCTTTAAGTCCGATATGCAGGGCGCTACCCGTTACGGTCTGGACGGCATGGATATGTACTTCCCGATGAACGGCGCGTTTGACCCCAATCAGGCGCAGATGATCGTCGGCGACTGGAGCCAGCTGGTGTACGCCATCCGTCAGGACATGACTTTCAAGATCTTCACCGAGGGCGTGATTCAGGATCCCGCTACCAAGGCCATTACCTACAACCTGATGCAGAACGACATGGTCGCGCTCCGCGCCGTCATGCGTCTGGGCTGGGAGATCGCCAACCCCGTCAACGCCTACAACGTGGACAAGGCCAATCCGTTCCCGTTCTCCGTGTACGGAAAGGGCGGCGACATCTCCGCTGTTACCGTCTCGCCCGCTACCGCGACTATGGCAAAGGGCGACAGCAAGGCATTTACTGCTGCCGTTACCGGCGAGGGCATTATCAACGGTGAGGTCGAGTGGAGCCAGAATGGCACGAAGTCCAAGATCAGCGAAGACGGCTTGCTGACCATCGACTCCGCTGAGACTAAGACCAGTATCACCGTCACGGCCAAGTCCAAGCAGGACGGCACCAAGACCGGCACTGCTACCGTTACCGTTTCTTGATATGAAAGGAGCTGACCCGTATGACATACGCTGATTATACATACTACGCCGGAATCTATGTGGGTTCTGTGAGCGAGGAAGATTTTCCGCGTCTGGCTGTTCGGGCCAGCTCTTTCCTCGACTACTACACAATGGGGAAAGCTGAAAGCCACGCCGATTTGGACGCGGTGAAGATGTGCTGCTGTGCGTTGATCGACCAGTACGCTTTGCTGGACGCGGCGCAGAAGGCGGCGACAAAAAGCCTTGCCAATGCAGGCGACCCGGAAACCAAGAGCGAATCGGTAGGCAGCTATTCCCGCACGCTTACGACCGGTGGCGAAGCGGCAAAGTCTGTGCTGGATGCGGTAAGCACCAGTAAACAAATGCTTGCAAACCTGTGCAATGAGTATCTGGCGCATACCGGACTTTTGTATCGGGGAGGTGACTGCAAATGTACGCTCCCCACACTGTAACGATCTACAACTCCGTCAAGGAAACCGATCCGGCAACATTTAAAGACGTTACTAAACTCTATGTCACGATTTTGCGCGGCGTGCTGTGCGAAGCGTCAAAGGGCGCAAATGTGCGCAAGACCGGGTTAGAGGGCGCGGATGCGGTCAACCTGTATATCCCGTTTTCCGTAGAAGCGATAGACGGAGCGACGGGTAAGCCCAAGAAATACGTCGGGCCGCAGGAGTTTTACCGTGCCACAGATAAGACCGGGCTGTGGACGCTTTCAGTCAGCGGCAACGGTGGGGTTACGTTTTTCATCAAGGGCGAGTTTGTCACCGACAAGGAAGATGTGGCGCTCTCGCAGGATGACTGCTGGAATCTGACAAAGGTAGACGCAATGGACTTTGGCAGCGAAGATATGCAGCATTGGGAATGCGGAGGCGTATGAGATGGCGCTGAAATTTACCATCGATACCTCCGGCATAGATGCAGTCAAAGAATCCATTGCAAGCGCTTGTAGCCGCGCAGAACACACGCTTGCGATACAGGTGGCAAAAGATACCGCGCCATTTGTCCCGATGCGCACAGGATCGTTGAGGACGCGGACGCGGGTATCCGGAAACGAGATTATCTACCCCGGCCCATACGCTCGGTATCTCTATTACGGCAAGCTGTACGTTGATCCGCTGACGGGAAGTTCCTATGCGAGAAAAGGCGTAACAAAAGTTCCGGCGGTGCCTGAGAAAGACCTGAAGTTTTGGCATCCAAATACATCTTCGCACTGGTTTGAAGTGTCGAAAGCTCAAAACCTCCCAAAGTGGCTACGTGTAGCAGAAAAGGCGGTAAAGAATGATCTCTAAAGAAAAGACCGTAACGCTTGCGTCAAGCGTTGAAAAATCCGATCTCGACCGCCTTGTATTGATTTGGGCAAACAAATGCCCCAATATCCCTGATAACGTGGAACTGATCAAGTACGAGTATTTCGCGGCGAAAACGGTAGGCATGGCGCTTTCGTCCGTGCAAGGCGCTGTTATCACCAAGAAGTATATCTGCGGCGGGTATCAGGCGGAGTATTCGTTTGAAATCCACTACCAGATCGCGCCTCCGGGGACAAGCGATGACACGCGCTTAAAGGCAGTCGAGGCTTTAAACAAATTTGCGGACTGGGCCAACACACAGCGCCCGGACATTGGAGAGGGGAGACGCGCCCTGCGCGTAGAGACAGCGGCTTTTGCGTCGTATCTCGGCGCAACCAGCGACAAATACGAGGACTATATGGTTCCTCTTAAACTAACATACGAGGTGAATGTATAATGGCAGATTTAACTTTTGCGACCTCCGAAGGCCAGACCATTGACCGCGAGCTTTTGATTGCGTATCTGAATACCGGCACGTCATCGGCTCCCGTTTGGAGCGCCATCGGTAAGCGCGTGGAAGATTCCACCGAGGAAATGGACTGGGGGCAGGAGAGCAAGCAGGACATTCTCGGCAACACCTTTACCACCATGAAAAAGCCCGTTATCACGCAGACGTTTGACCCGATTCCTTTGGATGCGGGTGACGCGGCGGCGGTCAAGATGTGGAATCTTGCGGTCAAAGATCACGACGCGCAGGCGCTTGCCAATCAGGACATGATGATTGGCCACTTCTACGCCACGAGCGGCGACGCGAAGTTTGCCGAGCGCTATGATTCCTGCGCAATTGCGGTCACGTCCATCGGCGGCGACGGCGGCGGCACGCTCAACATTGCGAGCGAGATCACTTACGGCGGCAACCGGACGCTTGGCATGATTACCAAGAGCGCCAGCGGCGTGACCTTTACGGCAGATACCTAAAGACAAAGGGGCGGGCATAGACCCGCCCCAATTTGGAGGATATTATGAGCGAAATTATTTCCATCAATTCCGGTGTAGTCCGAAAGACGCTTGAAACGACGGATGGCAAGACCTGTGAGCTGGCCTTTAACGCGACGGACAGCACCTTCGTGGAGAAGCTGTTCAACGCCTTTGATACGCTCGACAAAAAGCAGGAAGCGTACAAGGCGGAGGTCGAAAAGACCGCAAACAAGCGCGAGGTGTTCGAGACGGCCCGCAAGATGGACGAGGAGATGCGCGACATCATCGGCGAGGTCTTTGGCTTCGACATCTGCTCGGCTCTGTTTGGAGGCATGAACGTGTACGCGCTGGCGGACGGCCTGCCTGTTTGGGCCAACCTGATGCTCGCCATCATGGATGAGGTGGATACCGCATTCTCCCGTGAGCAGAAGGCGACCAATCCGCGCATCAGCAAGTACACGAAGAAGTATCACAAGTGAGATACGACCTTCCGACCACCGTAGAGGTGAACGGCACGGAATACCCGGTTCGAACGGATTTTCGGGACATCCTGACCATTATTGAAGCGCTCTCCGACGCGGAGTTGAGCGAGCAGGAAAAGGCCGAAACGATGCTCGACATTTTCTACCCGGACTTTGAGACGATGCCGCCGGACGATTACGAAGAAGCGATAAAGCAATGCGCTCTGTTCATCAATTGCGGCGATGGCCCGCGAGACGAAAAGCGCGGGCCGAAGCTGATGGATTGGCAGCAGGATTTCCCGTTGCTCGTGGCTCCAATCAATCGAGTGCTCGGCAAAGAAGTGCGGTCTGTGGACTATCTGCACTGGTGGACGTGGATCGCGGCGTATCAGGAGATCGGGGACTGCACCTTTGCGCAGGTCGTTTCCATCCGCAGCAAGCGGGCAAAGGGGAAAAAGCTCGACAAAAGCGAGCAGGAATTTTACAAGCAGAACCGACAGCTGGTAGATTTCAAGCGGCAGTACACGGAGCAGGACGAGGATGTCATCAGTCGTTGGGTGTGAAAAAACCGCCCTCCGAAGAGGGCGGCGGGCGCGTTAAATGTTTTTCATAGCTTTTGCAATTTCTTCCGCCTGTTGCCGCATGGCCTCAGATTTGTTTTGTTCCATAGCCGAAATTGTGGAGTCTCTAAAAGTGCCGGGAGATTTTACGCTTGCAAATAAAAAGCAATCTGATGAAGTGTCAATTTGCAATGTACCGTATTTATATTCTTTCAACGATGATTTTACGGATACTCCGTTTATCTTGTTGATTGGCACATCGTCTGCGGATTTTTTTGGTACGCAAACGCGAATAACAATGCGTTTGTTTGTCAAAATAACATGGTTCATCGTCAGCCTGCAAATTTCGTATAAGATTGGAACCGCGAAAAACCATGTAACAAAAACCAGTGCGTACTCTATCTTTGCAAAGAAAGCTATGTATAAAGAAAGCAAAAATAAAATGAACCAGGAAATAAGTGGAACACAAGAAAATTTAAGCGTGTCGAGAATTTTTTCACCCGGCAAAAGAGTTATTTTTTCCTTTGATGACTTTGAAGATACCTTTTTCTTTGTTGGTGTCGAAAAATCCCAATCGCAGCTTTCGATTTTCCGTTTGTAGTATGAGATTTCTTTTCTTGAATAGTCATATCCGGGCAATTTATCAATGTATTTTGAAACGAGTTTGATGTCGGCACCTGAGTAATTAGTGCATTTCTTAAAGTATGCAGCGATTTCAAAAGCCGAAAGATACACGGTTGCTACGATATTGACGTCAATTTTATTTCCGTTTTTATCAAACAAATTATTACACATTTGGGAGACATAATCTTCCATTGTTACCAACTCCTTTTATCAAGCGTAACATACAATGCATGAAAAATCAAGGAAAAGTAGGTGAGCTCATGGCAGACGGCGATGTCATCATCAAAGCTGAAGTAGATGACAAGCAGGCCCAAATCGAATTGAACCGACTTACAAAAAAAATTGATGGCTTAAACGAAAAAATCAGCGGCAAAAAGCAAGAGCAAATGCCGCTGGTGGAGCAATCGAGGCAGCTCGGCGCACTTCTTGATGATGCGAAGGCAAAGCTTGCTCACATGAAAAACGGCGACGAGTTTTTTTCATCCAGCTCTATAAAAGAGCAGGAGCGGACAGTGGCATCATTGCAAAAGGAATGGGACGGTGTACAAAAAAAGGTTGCGACTATGGATGCGTCCATTGCCAAAGATACCCGAAACCTTGAACGAATGAGCAAACGGGCGGGAGAACTTTCCGCACAGCTTGCTGGGGCCGGGAAAAAGTCTGATGCGCTTGCCAAAGCAAGCAAAAAAGCAGATGAATATATGGACAAATTTTCACGCCGAGTAAAAGGACTTGCCCGCCGCGTGTTTGTGTTCGGCCTAATTGCCCAAGGACTTCGCTCCGTTCGTGATTGGTTCGGGAAAGCAATCAAAACCAACGATCAGGCAACAAAGGCAATAGCGCGGCTTAAAGGCGCTTTGCTTACATTGGCGCAGCCATTTGTAAATGTTTTACTTCCTGCTTTTACATTGTTCGTTAATTTGCTAACTCAATTTGTAACCGATATGGCAAAAGTTACAGCGATTTTGTTTGGTTCAACAATCGACCAAACAAAGAAAGAAGCGGAAAACCTGTATAAAGAAGCAGATGCTCTTGATAAAACAGGGAAATCGGCAAAAAAAGCAAGTAAGTCTCTTGCCTCGTTTGATGAAATCAACAAGTTAGGAGCAGAAAACAAAAGCGGCATAGAGCCGGACTTTAATTTTTCCGGCGATGATAGCTGGCTTGACAATATGCTGTCAAGTGCTGCGGATAAAATTGCAGATGCATTGATTTTGGCCGGAATTGCATTTATAGCCATCGGCGCAGCTGTCGGAAGTATCAAGATGGTTATAACGGGATTGCTCCTTATTGGCGCCGGGCTTTTCGTTGCAGAAAAAACCGGGAATCTGCAATCATGGGTAAAAACACTCGGGCTTGATAGCGTCAGGGAGTTTATCGTGATTGCCGTAATATTAGGTGGCATTGCTATGGTTGCAATCGGCGCAGCAACCGGAAATATACTTCTTGTTATTGCCGGACTTTTGCTGATTGGAGTCGCGGTATTGTACGCAAATAACAGCGGAATGCTGAAAGATTGGGCGGACACACTCGGCCTTAATCGAGCGGCATCGTTCGTGACTGCGGCGCTCCTTATTGCCGGATTTGCGTTAATTGCCATTGGTGCCGCAACACATAACATTTTGATGGTTTTTTCCGGGCTTGGACTGATTGCGGCGGGCGTATTTGTCGGCATAAAAAGTGGTACATTTGCCGATTGGGCAAAATCTCTTGGGCTGGACTCCGTTTTCGGCTATGTAACAACCGGCATTGCTCTTGCCGGAATTGCCATGATCGCACTTGGTGCGGCCCTTGGAAACCTCCCTCTTGTAATAGCCGGTGCTGTTTTAATTGGTGTTGCCGCAACTGTGCAGGCAATTGGCGAACAAAATTTAATGGCTTGGTGGGAAAAGTTAAAGCTTACATCGGTTGTGCAATGGGTATCTGTTGCCCTGCTTTTAACCGGCATTGCTATAGTTGCTTTTGCTGCCGCAACGGCAAATTTGCCGTTACTGTTGATTGGCGCTGGGATCCTCGGTTTTGGAATTGCTGCGTCTTTGACGGACGGGCATTTGAAAAGCTGGATAGAGACGCTTGGCCTGAATAAAGTGGCGGGTTGGGTTTCAATTTCTCTTATGCTTGCGGGAATGGCTTTAATTGCATTTGGCGCAATGACAATGAATGTTGTTATGCTATTAGCGGGTATTGCCCTTCTTGCTGGCGGCATTGCGGTAGGCACGACTACAAAACCGTTCCAAAGCTGGGTGGAAACACTGCACTTGAACGAAGTCGCCGGATGGGTTTCTACGGCGATGCTTCTGTTGGGAATTGCGCTGGTCGCTATCGGCGCAATGACACTAAATGTTCCGATGCTGCTTGCCGGTGCGGCTTTGCTTGGCGGCGGAGTTGCGCTAAAGGCCAGTAATTTCGGATCGACAAAGTCAATTTCCAACAAAAATCCCGCTGCGCGGGCTGCAATGCCGGCCATCAATTCCGCTTCGATCCCCCGCTTGGCGACCGGCGCGGTCATTCCCCCGAACAGGGAATTTCTTGCGGTGCTCGGCGACCAAAAGCAGGGCAACAACATCGAGGCTCCCGCTGCTGCTATCGAGGCGGCGGTGGCCCGCGGCATGGCGCAGTATGGCGGCGGAAACCAGACGGCGATCCTCAAGATCGGCGAACAGGAACTGGGGCGTATCATTTTCAGGCTCAACCAAGACCAGGCGCAGCGTGTCGGTATCCAACTGACTTAAAGGCGGAAGATATGAATTACATTAAGCTCAATGGGACATCGTTTGATGTCAACGTAGCAATATCCAAATACAACGAGAACTTCAATGTTTTGGACGGAGAGAATGCCGGACGTTCTAAAGACACCGGGCGAATGATCCGCGATGTGCTCGGAACGTACATTGGACACAAAATTACGGTGTTTCGCCGAGGCGATGATTACCAGAGCTATGATGCATTCTGGAATTACCTGAAGGCGCATTCGGTGGATGACTCCGTGCTACTTGAAGCGGCGGATGGGAACACGACAATTTCCTATCGGGCGTATTATACGAGCGCTTCGCACGACATTGAAAAGGTCGAAAACGGCGTGAATTACTGGGGCGAGATTGAAATCCACTTTATACCCATCGCGCCACAGATTACACCGTAAGGGGGGGCTATGGATTATATTTTAATTGGCTCTTACCAATTCGACCGCGACGCATCAAAAGACGACATGCGCTTGGATTACTGCTCCGCTTTTCAAGAAATGGCGTTAGACGAGAGCAATCTATCGTTCGATACAGTTAGTGCGGAAATTTACACAAAAACGGCAGGCAAGCTACTTGCTGCGCTGCCGGACAACACCCCAATTGTTATTTATCGAGATAATGCAATCAAGGCGCGATTCGTCAAACGAGGCATCTCGCGCATTGGCCCCAATACGTATTCACTTACCGGTCAATCTCCGATGGGTGCGTTATCGAAAATGCCACATCCCGGAAGCATTTACACAGGACAGACCGTTGAGGAAGTAGCAAAAGAAATCTGCGGGAGCATTCCGATTCTCGTAAAAACTGTGTATGCGGGCACCAAACTGTACGGTTGGCTCCCTTACGCAAACGGCAAAGACCGGTCGGCGCGAGACAATCTTGTGCAAGTCTTATTTGCCATCTGCGCGTATCTTCGCACAGACTTAAACGGTGTGCTTCGAATCGAACCGTTGTGGGACGGTGCGGCATCTACAATATCGGTCGACCGCTCGTATTCCGGCGGCACGGTCAAGTATGATTCGCCCATCTCCGCCGTCACCGTCACGGAGCATCAGTACATCGCGGGAACCGACGAAAAGGAGCTGTTTTCCGGCACATCTCAGCAGGGCGATATCATCACCTTCTCCGAGCCGATGCACTCACTCACAGCGACAGGCTTCACCATTTTAGAGAGTGGAGCGAACTACGCCAAAATCTCCTCCGGCTCCGGCTCGCTCAAGGGAAAGACGTACATCCACAACACGCGCCTTGTGACGCAAACCGTCACAGAAAACGCGGCGGAAAACGTCAAGTCCGTCACGGACGCCACGCTCGTCTCCCTTGTCAATTCCTCCGCTGTCGCCAAAAGGCTGGCAGACTATTATAAGTGCCGAGAGACCATCACCAACGGCATTGTAAGCGGGCAGGAGAAGCCCGGACATGTGGTCAGCGTCTATCACCCCTACGATAAAAAGATGGTCTCTGCGTGCATCGTGAGCCTTGACACGACCATGAGCGGCACACTCAAGAGCGAAATGGCGGCGCTCGTCGGCTTTCTGCCCCCGCAGCCGGAAACCACGGAATACTACGACGAGCGCGTACTGCTCACCGGCTCCGGCGAGTGGACGGTCCCGGAGGGCGTGACGACCTACACTCGCGTGCTCATCGGCGGGGGCCGCGGCGGCAGCAGCGGCTATCGGGGCGAAAGCCCCGCCGTGCGCACGCCGAAATCATGGACCGAGAAATCTGACGCTCTCAGACGCTACGTCGGCTTTAACCGCGGCGTCTCGCTGGAGGGCGGCAAGGGCGGCGAGCCGGGAGACGCGGGCGATGGCGGCAAGGTGCTGGTTGAAACCGTTACCGACGCCGTACCCGGCGCAAAGGTCTCCTATGCCTGTGGAAGAGGCGGCTACGGCGGCGCCTTTTCGCAGGGCAACGACGCGGGCACGCCCGGTACCGCGACCACAATGGGCGGCGCAACGAGCGACACGGGCTCGTCGAGCGAGGCGGGCTACACCGACGCGATCACGGGCGAGGTTTTTGCCGCCAAAGGCAAAAGCGGCATCGCGGGCAGCCCGGGCAACGGCTACACATGGAGCGATGGAAAGTATACCTACCAGCCAAGCCCCTCGATCACCGTCGACGGCGTGACTTACTCCGCGGGCAAAAACAAGGATGAGGTCGAAGGAGAAGATGGGCGGGGCGACTACAAAATCGCGCCCTACGGTCATGTCGGCTACAGATGGCTCGGCGGCTTCGGCGGCGGCGCGGCGGCAGGCTCCAACGGAAATGACGGCCTTGCAAACGGCAGCGGCGATGCTTATATCGGCTCCTCGAGCGCATTCGCGACGGTCACGGCGGCGCGCGGCGGCGCGGGCGCAGACGCAAAGCCGCCCGCCAAGGAGAGCCGTTACGGCTGCGGCGGCACAAGCGGCCACGGCGGCGGCGGCGCAGGCTCCAACGGCACAGCGTACGCACGCCAGACATCGTCTGAAAATATATCGGTCTCGCAGGCGTCTCTGACCGCGAGGGACACCGAACCCGCCCCGGGCGGTCGCGGCTCCGACGGCGGCGAGGCAGGCGACGGCTGTATTATCATCTACTACCGCAAGCTCAAGCCGCTCAGCGCGGGCTGGCTGCGCGACAACACCCAAAAGCCGCTGCTCGACCGCCTCGGGCGCAGGCTCATCGTATAAGGAGGGCTTTCTATGCCAGACGATTATTATGTTTCCCAATATTCCGGCGAGGAGATCGACGCGCTGCTCGGCGGCGCGGGCGCGGGCACCGTGCGCTACGACGCGGCCCAGAGCCTCACCGACGCGCAGAAGCAGCAGGCAAGGGGCAACATCGCAGCCGCACCGGATGGGCTTGGGCTGGGGGCGAACGGTTATCCGTATGCCTACACGACCGTGACAGGCGATACGGTAAACAGCCTATCTCGCTCAGGTCTGTACTGGTTCTCTGATGCAGAGAAGCCTCTCTATACTGATGGCAACAACAGCGGTACGTCTGGATTATTGCTTCATCTGCAAGGGAGTTTTATCAATACACTATCTGCAAGACAAATTTTTTTCCCCAATTATCCTGTCAACGGAGTAGGACACAATTGTCGTATAGAGCGCGAAAAAACAACTGATGAAGGGTGGCTTCCTTGGGAATTTGTCAACCCGCCACTCGTCCTCGGCGTCGAGTATCGCACCACCGAGCGGTATCTTGGCAAGCCGGTGTATGTCAAGGTGGTGGACTGCGGTAAGTTCCCAGCTCCTGGCACATCGAAGCTGGTTGCTCATGGCATAAGCAACTGCACCCCAGTTACTGTAACGGCACAGATGAGCAATAGCAATACAGTCCCGTATGTTGGTTATTATACTATTGGAGTGGACAACACCGCAATTACACTTGCCTCTGTATCTGGCGTCAGCGATCTATCGGCGAACAATACCGTGGCAACCATGCGTTACATCAAAACCACAGACTAAGGAGGGAACGCCATGAAAATCATCAAGTACCAACTCTGCACGGAGGTCAACCACGGCACGGAAGAACAGCAGAATATTGAGCAGGTGTTCTCTGAAGTGTCCCTTGGATGGAGCAAAGCCAATGAGAAAATCGCCAAAAGCGAAGCTTACAATGGCGAATACACCATCGAGGACGACGGAAAGCCCGAGCCTGCCCCGACTCAACTCGACCGCATCGAGGCGCAGACCACCTACACGGCCATGATGACCGACACGCTTTTAGGGGGCTGAGATGAGAGAGAAAATCGCAAGATGGTACGCGCAAGGTCTTTGGACCGCCGGCATGGTGCGCAGCGCCGTGAAAAAAGGCATTCTCAGCGCGCAGGACTATGAGGAGATCACCGGCGAAAGCTACGCCGATGATAAATAAATTTTGAACAAAGAAAAGGAGAACAAAACTATGGCTACCTACAAGAGAATCGCATCCGACGGCAAGCTCATCAAGGTCACCGACACCCCTGCGGGCCTGAGCGAAAACTCGGGTGTCAAGAACAGCATCGTGCAGCCCGTTATGGCGCGCGACCTTTCCCGCGCCGGCACGGAGATCTACGTCCTGCCGCAGTACAAGCTCACCTACGATGAGGACGGCTACTGCGTTAAGATGACGACCTGCGCCATCCCCGAGGACGTCGCGGCAAAGCTCGCGGAGCTGAACAAGTAAAAAAGCCGCCCGGGTGGGCGGCAAATTGACAAAGCGCGGCAGACTGTGCTATAATTCGCCTGCCGGTAAGAACGGCGAGGTTGTCCACTTCCTGCAAAGGAGGTGCGCGATGGTTACATACGCTGATATGTTCACATATTCGCTTGTGCTCATCGGTCTTGCGTCTCTGATCTTCACGGTCACAAGACATAAGAAATAACCGCCCACCATAGCGGTAAGCGGCGTTTCCTTCGAGCTATAAACTCACTGAGGGACGACCGCCACCAGCAATGGCAGCCGTTCTTACTGGCCTAAATATAGCACACCTAAAGCCGCTTTGTCAAGCACGACAAGGCGGCTTTTTTCGCGCCGCCGGAAAGAGAGACAACGCCTATGGAAAGTTTATCGAAATTGGCGGCGCTGTGCTCGGAGGTAACGGTCATCCTCGCGGCGGTCGCCATGCTTATCAAGCCCATCCGCAGCAAGCTGCTGGGGCTGGACAAGCTGACCGATGCGCTCAAGTGCCAGCTCCGGCACGACATGCTGCACACCTACTACCGCCACAGGGAGGGTCGCACCATCCGGCAGTACGAGCTGGAGGATTTTCTCTATCTCTACCGCGGGTACAAGGCCCTCGGCGGCAACAGCTTTATCGACCGCATCAAAAGCGAGATCGACGAGTGGGAGGTGATATCGTGAGGGACATCAAGGGCTCCACCTCGGAGGAGATTCGCATGATCCGCGCCATCCAGCGCTCTGTGGGGGCGCTGGACAACGGCTGGATCGGCAACCAAACCTTGAGCGACATCGCCGCCAAGCTCGGCGCGGACTGCTGGCCCCTCAACGTTGAGCTATACGGCCAGCCGACGCTCATCGCGCGGGACATCGAGCCGGTCAACATGAGCGGTCCGCTGCCGAAGAACGCGATCTCGGGGAGCTTTAGCTGGCAGGGCGCGCCGTGCAGCATCCTCGTGCGCGGCGGCAAGGTCGTGCGCGGCATGAGCTGCCACTATCCCCGCCCCGAGAGCGTGCTCTACAAAACCACGGACGGCGCGGTGCGCATTGCCCGCGTCTCCTCGGCGGCGGCGCTGGGCGACGTCGTGTGGGCGGTCGGGGGTATGGGATTGCTCGGCAATTATAACCCTGCCGCAGAGGGCTTCACAGGGGCGTACAGCGACGTGCTGCGCAAGACCAACCACACCGTCTTTGGCTACAAGGGCGGGATGATCTACGGCGCCTACTGCCGCAGCATGACCGCGCAGCAGGTCAACGCGCTGTGCCGGGACAAGCTCAAGCTGGATTACGCCGTCATGCTCGACGGCGGGCACGTCGCCGCCATCAACGGCGCGTGTAACAAGATCAACACCAACCAGCGGCAGTTCTATGCCGTGCGGTTTTTGTAAAGGAGGCAAAAATGCAAAATCGACTTGCCAATCTGCTCACAGTCAAGAGCATTGTGACCATCGTGCTGACGGCAGTCTTCTCGGTGCTCGCCCTGCGCGGCACCATCAGCGGGACGGAGTTTTTGACCATCTTCACGACCATCATCGCCTTCTACTTTGGCACCCAGACCGAAAAGAAGAAAAATGAAGAGGTTTCTTGACACGCTGACCGCGTGGGAGGGCGCGGTGCGCGGCGACGCGGTGCATAAGCGCATCGTGGATGCCTACAACAGCTACCTCCCGCACCCGCGCGGCCACAAGCTGACCTACACCGACGACTACTGCGCGGCGATGGTGTCCGCGGCGGCGATCCTCTGCGGTCTGACAGAGGTCATTCCCATCGAGTGCAGCTGCGGCGAGCAGATGCGCTGGTATCAATCGCGCGGCCAATGGATTGAGGACGACGCGCACATCCCCCAAATCGGCGAGCAGGTATTTTACTGCTGGAACGACCGCAAGGACTACGCCCTCACGGACTGCACCAGCGCGCCGAACCACACAGGCATCGTGACCGCCTGCGACGGGCAGGGCTTCACGGTGTTCGAGGGGAACAAGGGCAAAACCCACGAGTGCGCGTACCGCGTCATCCCCGTCAACGGACGCTATATCCGGGGCTTCGGCGTGCCGAAATACCCCGCGGACAAGACCGTGCTCACACGCGGCGACAAGGGCGCGGAAGTCAAGAAATTGCAGGAATTTCTCAATGTCTGCGGGTACGAGCTGGACGTGGACGGTTCATTCGGCTCCGCGACGCAGAAGGCATGGGGAGAATATGTTTACGCATACCTCGGAAAAATTCTAAATTAACGAAAGGAAAACGGGCGGGAGGCATGCCTCCCCTCGCGTGAGCGCTCTGCAAGCCCCGGCGCACAGCATGGACAAGCAGCACCGAGCGATCCGGGCAAAATTATCCTCTATGGCCCCGCGGCGGGCCGTGGCATACATTCGGTCTTTTGAGCTTCCACCCGACGAAATGGCGTGCCTCGTCGAGTGCGACGTGCGGGGCCGCTCCTGCGTACAGGTGGCATTTGAAATGAATCTGTCGCCGGATACGGTCAAAAAGTATCGCCGAAAGGCGTACCGCAAAATCGCATCGGAAGTCTTTGAATAGGAAAAGAGCTTCACCAAACGGTGAGGCTCTTTTCCTTTATGGGAAGGGTATGAATGACGCATGGAGCACGTCGTGACAAAAAATTAGCATATTCCGTCAGAATTTGCAAGCGCAATCGTTCGACGAATTTCGCCGTACACTTTTCATCCCCTTTCCCGGCACTTTGGGAAAGGGGTTTTCTTGTACCATAGAGGCAGAAAAGGAGGTGCGCTGTATGTACGAACGACTTTTGGCATTGGGCTTTACCGAGCAGATGGCGAGGGATATTTTAGTGCTGTTCCCCGAGCCGGACGAGCTGCGCACCTACGTCTTCTTCGCGGAGCTGCTCCATGTATAAATATTATAACCCGTCGCCTTATGGCAAGAACGTGGGCGACTGCACCGTTCGGGCGATTTCCAAAGCGACCGGAAAAGACTGGGGCGAAACGTATCTCGCGCTCGCCATACAAGGCTACTTAGACGGAGACATGCCGTCGGCCAACGCGACCTGGGGCGCGTATCTGCACTCCCTCGGCTATCGGCGCTACATCGTGCCGGACACCTGCCCTCTGTGTTACACCGTCGGGCAGTTTGCGGACGAGCATCCGGCAGGCACATACATTTTAGCCCTGTCCGGCCATGTGGTGTGCGTGCAGGACGGGACGATCTTTGATTCATGGGACAGCAGCAATGAGACTGTGCTCTATTTTTGGGTAAAGGAGACTGAATGACATGGCTTTTAATCCGTACTATCAAAACCCTTATTATCCACAGCCGATGCCGGACAACCTCATGCAGATGCGGCAGCAGCAGATGATGCAGCCCGCTCCGCCTCCCGTGCCGCAGAATCCTGTCGCGACCGGCGGCGTGCAATGGGTCAGCAGCGAGCAGGAGGCAAGAGGCTACCTGATCGCGCCCAACTCCGCTGTTGCGTTGTGGGATTCCACCGCCCCGACTGTGTACCTCAAGCAGTCCGACGCGAGCGGCAAGCCGACACTCAAGATTTATGACCTCGTAGAGCGCGCAGAAACGCCCCGTACAGCGCCGCAGGGAAAGGGCGTGGAATTTGTCACCCGCGAGGAGTTCGACCGTCTGGCGGCGCTTGTGGGCGAATTAAAGGGCAAGAAGAAGCGCAAGGTCGAGGAGGACGAAGACGATGAATAATCCGTTTTTCGGTGCTCTCGGCGGCGAACAGATGCCCGGACCGGTAGGCCAGTTCCAGCGCATGATGCAGCAGTTCAACCAGTTCAAAGCGAATTTCAAGGGCGACCCCAAAGCGGAGGTCGAAAAGCTCTTGCAGAGCGGCAAACTCTCGCAGGCGCAGTTAAACCAGCTTCAGCAGATGGCAAAGCAGTTCAAGCAGCTTTTGGGGTAGTCAATTGCTATAAGCCTGTTTTTTTGTGCGTTTTCCGACTGGTTACCGGCTCGGTGCCTATGCTGTTGTACTTTTCGTACCTCCACATATAGCCATGACAAGTTCTATTCCTGCCTTTTACATTATTTAGGATTTGGCAAGGCTTACAACCAATTTCGCGGGCAGCGTCCGAAACGCAATCCCATGCCTTAACGAGAGTTCCATCCAAGGAATATTGATATATTGGTTTTGCAGCATAATGGGATTTCCCAAGTCTACCCTTGTTAATTGGCTGCTTCCCGAGAACATCAAAACTGTGCTTGATGTTTTCCGACGCAGTAACCCATTCAAGATTTTCTGCACAATTGTTGTGCTTGTTTCCATCTTTGTGGTTTACTTGCGGTTTTCGTTGCGGGTTATCTACAAACGCTTGTGCGACAAGAATATGTATAGACTTATTTTTCTTTTCTGCGTTTTTGCAGAGCACAACGGTGTCATATCCTGATCGATGGCGCTTCTTTGCCAAAATCTTTTCTTTTCCGGTATGGTTGTAGTTTAGGCTTTTTACTTCTCCAAAATCGCTTATTTCATAAATCCCCTCATATCCATATATAGGTAGCCACATACAAACGCCCCTCCTTCACATGGTGGATTTGTTTATTTCAATTGTATCACAACTATTTGCAAAATACAATATCTGCGCAGATTTGTATAATAAAATAATTTTCAGAAAGGAGAGATTTATATGTCTCTTTCCGATGGTACTCCCATGATGACGATGCCTGTCGCTCCCGCAAACGGCGGCAATAGCGGCGGCTTCGGCTGGGGAGGTGAAGGCAGCTGGTTTATTATTATCTTGTTCCTTTTCGCATTTCTCGGTTGGGGAAATGGCGGCTGGGGGAACAACGGCAACAGCGGCGGCGTGGTCGACGGCTATGTGCTGACCTCTGATTTTGCCAATGTCGAGCGCAAGATCGACAGTGTAAATCAGGGCCTTTGCGACGGATTTTACCAGCAGGCGCAGCTTGTCAACGGCACCAACATGGCGATGGCAAACGGCTTTGCACAGGCCGAGCTTTCCCGCAACAACCAGCAGGCGGCGCTGATGCAGCAGCTCAACGCCATGCAGATGCAGAACCAGGAGTGCTTAAAGAAACTCTTTACAAAGGTCAAAGACGGCTTAAAGTCCTTGCTGTCCTTTGATAGTTATAAAGCAGTAGGCACTTGCGCGGCGTAATCCGCGCTGGCAATCGGGTGAATTGCTGGAAAATCTAAGTTTGCAATTTACTTTCGCACAAATATAATGTATAATCATTATAGAAATTGCGGAGGTAAATTATATGTACTATGTTTATGAGTGGTTTGTTATTGAAACCGATGAAATCTTTTATGTTGGGAAAGGAACTGGCAGAAGGTTTAAGGTAAGAAAGCATAATAAATTTTTCAATGATTTTATAAAAAGGCAAGAGTGTGACAGCAGAATTATAAAAGAATTTGAGAAAGAGAAAGATGCTTTTTCTTACGAACATGAACGAATTGCAGAATTAAAAGCAATCGGCCAGTGCGTTTGCAATATTTACGAAGGCGGAGCAGGCGGCACGACTTCATGGTGGAACAAAGAAAGACGGAATGAGTATTCCACCAAAAATGTCATGAAGTCTGAAACACAACGCCAAAGAATGAAAACGCAAAATCCGATGAAAGACAAAAAGGTTTCTAAAGCTGTGGCAAGGGCTAAGTCTCGCCCAGTTGTTATCGGCGGTGAAGAGTACGCTTCTGTAAAATCTGCTATGGAGCGATACGATGTTCCGCACGATACCATCAAACGCTGGTGTCAAAAGGGGATAAACTCCCACGGAGAACTTTGCCGATACAAAGACGAACCACAAATTCAACCGTCTATGGGGAGATATAACAGAGGCGGATGCCGTGCAATCATTTATGATGGAAAACGATACGAGAGTGCAATAGATGTAGCACGAATGCTTAATGTTTCAAATTCATCTGTGTTTCATTGGGCGCAAAAGGGATTTGCCCCAGATGGCATTCAATGCCGGTACGAAGATGAGACAAGAGAGCTGACATTTGAAAAGCATAACTCTGGATGGAAAAACAAAAAGCCGATCATCGTAAATGGAATTTGGTACGAATCAAAAGCAGCGGCAGAAAAAGCACTTGGTTTTAAGCCTGGGTATCTTACACCATATTTGAACGGGACAAGAAAAAACACAAAGTACATTTGCAAATATGACAATCAGCAGCCAAGCCGGGAGAATTCCGATAAAAGTATCCCGGAAGGTTCAACGACTAACAGGTGAGGACGGAAACCAATAATCCTGACACGAGTGCCCGACCCCTACCGTAACGGAGGGTGAAGATATAGTCTGAACTCACGAGGAAACCGTGAGAAGTAAAGGATAAAGAGCTTTTACGATAACATAATGGCTGCGAAAACCGAGCGGCTATCGCCCAGGTGCGCTACGACATGGCGACGCAGGCGTGCGACACGCGCAACACCGTGCAGAACGCCACACGCGACATCATTGACGCGAACAACCAGAACAGCCGCGCCATCCTCGACTTCCTGACGCAGAGCAAGCTGTCCGACCTCCAGACCGAGAATCAGAATCTGAAACTGGCGGCATCTCAGGCCGCGCAGAACAACTATCTGATCTCGCAGCTGCGTCCGTGCCCTTCGCCTGCCTACATTACCTGTAACCCGTGGGCGGGTAGCGGTTACGGCGGCTGCGGCTGCAATCAGGGCTGCGGCTGCTGACAACTGCATAGCATAGCTTTTTGTTGGCGATGTTTTGTTGACGTCAACAAAATGTTCGGCCCCGTGCCGATACTGACAACAACGCGGCGGGGCTATTGCCTCGCCGCTGTATTTTAACCGGGTCGAAATCGACCCCTTTAGAAAGGACTGATTATTTTGGCAGAGTACACAAATGCGAATATTGTGAGCGTAGCCGCAGGCCAGAACGTTCCCCTGACCGAAACGGCAGTCAACAGCAAGCCCTGTATCGTGCATCGTCAGGGCGCAGGCATTGTCACGCTGCGCGGCCTCACCAATCAAAACCGCGCCCTGTTTAGGGTCTCCTTTGGCGGCAACATCGCTATTCCCACCGGAGGCACGGTCGAGGCCATCACGGCGGCGCTTGCCATCAACGGAGAGCCGTTGACCAGCGCAACGGCGACTGTTACGCCTGCGGCGGTAGAGAACTACTTTAACATTTATGTTTCCGCGCAGGTCTGCGTCCCGAAAGGCTGCTGCCTGACGGTCGCAATGGAAAACACCAGCGCTCAGGCCGTCAACTTCGCCAACTCGAACCTGACGGTTGAGAGAATCGCGTGAAAGGAGAATGAACATGAGTAAGAAAGCAATGTATGATCTGCGCGATATGCTCTGCAAGGAGCTGGACGAGATCAGCCGCAAGGGCGAGCTTGGCGCGGGCGATCTCGAAATCGCGCACAAGCTGACCGACACCATCAAGAACATCGACAAGATCGAGATGATGGAAGACGACGGTTATTCTCGCGACGGAGACTATTCCAGCGACGGTGATTATTCTCGCGGCGGCGACTGGCAGGCCGATATGCGCGGCACTTACGGCAGGGGCAGCTCCTATGCTCGCCGCGGCACGCATTATGTCCGCGGGCACTATAGCCGCGCCGACAGCATGGAGCACCTGCGCGAGCAGATCAACGACATGATGCGCGAGACGGACGACGACCGCGTAAAGGAAGCGCTGCGTCGCGCCGCAAGCCTGATGGAGGAATAAAGGGGGTGCGTCCCCTATGGTCGACGAGAATGAGGTCAAGCGCTGGATAGCTCGCCTTGAAACGGAGGAATCAAGCTGGACAAACTATGAGCGCCTTGCCGTGTTGTATGCCATCCGTGACCAGCAAAGCGGCAGCAGAGAGAAGGCTTTGCCAATGGCATACTCCGCGGCGCCCGCGCCGGTTAGCGTCGAAACATACGGCGACAGCGATTTTTTGCGCGCAGTGGCAGATGTTTCACCGGACAAGGCGTGGGAGATCATGGACGAGCTGATGGACAGCTTGAAAATCGTAAACGAGCGCGTGTACAACAGCGTGATGCGGAAGCTCGAAAAATGAGAACACCCCCCCGTCTTACGACGGGGGGATTCTTTTGGGCATAATTTACCTTTGGGAATACCAAGGTCAAATATGCCTAACGGGGCGTTACAAAAAACGCGCCGTCGTCATCTGCGTCAATTCTCCGGATAAAGCGCGTCCAAAATTCCTTTTTTTCTTCCCGGGAGTAAGTGTCATATTCAGCAAGCCCATTTCGGAGCGCGTCAAGGTTTGTCTTCGGCTTTTCCTCTACCGTTTCAAGTGTTTTCTTCAAGCTCGCGTACTCCCGCTTGTATTCGTCCAACTCGATCAAATCATTCAGGTAAAGAGTTTTCAGTTTGCTCATTTTCTTGCGTATCGCGTCCGCGCTTTGCGTGGGCTTTTTTTCTGCCTTTTTATAATAGCGGTTGTTTCGCTCGGCAATCCCCTCAAGCTCATGCAATAAATAATCTTCCAGCGCGTCTTCGCGGATCCTCTTTTTGTGCTGGCACGCGGAATTGTCAAGCATTCGCGTCCGGCATCGGTAGTAAGTATAAATCTGCTTTGCCGTTTCCGACTGCATCGTTTTCCCACACTCTTTGCAATGCAACAAGCCGGAGAAAAGATAAACGCGATCTGTCTCAACTCCCGCGCAGCGCTGCGACCGCTGACGCAAAATGTCATTTACAATGTCAAAATCCTGCTTGCTTATTAGGGCGGGACAGGAGTTCTCGATGCCGTACACCTCGCCGATATAAAGCCGGTTCCGGAAATAGTTTACATATTTGGTATACGCCCTGTCAATGCCCCACGTCTCAAGCATATACTTCTTTACGCCAAGCACGCTTTGCAGTTTGATATACGCCGCAAACATATCTCGTGCGGCATCTACCGTGCCGTTATCAATCTGGTATTGCCTGTCCTTGACAATATACCCTAAAGGGGCTTTCGACCCTGCTGGTTGACCCTTTGCACGTTTGCCGTCGTTGATAAATTTGATTCGCTCGCTTGTGCGGTCGGCCTCGTCCTGCGCGACAGACAGCATGATATTGACCTTCAAGCGCCCCGACGCGGTACGCGTCTCGTATTCCTCTTCCGTTGCTTGCCATGTCACGCCGTATTTGTCCAGCAGCGTTTGCACATCGTAGTATCCTGCGACATTACGAAACCATCGGTCAAGCTTGATAAATAGGATCGTGTCTACCTTTCCCGCTTTGCAATCATCCAGCAGCCGCAGAAGCGCAGGACGCTGTTTATACGGCTTTCGCGCGGATATACCCGCGTCCTCATATATGCCAACCACCAACATTTTATTTGCTTTGGCATATCTCATTAGCGCGTCCCGCTGCTCTTGCAGGGACAGGCCATGCCGCGCCTGTTCTTCGCTCGAGACGCGGATATACAATGCCGCTCTCATCGAACCCCCCTCCAAAATCCGTAATCTATGCAATGGAAATCGATGTACACGCACCACGCAGCGAGAAAAACGGTGATGAGGAACAATATAGCAATCACGCCATTGCGGATACGCACACCGCGCCGCATGATCTCAATGGTATCGGCCTTTGCGTCAACATGGCGTTCCAGCTCATCATTCCGCGCTTGCAAGGTTTTCTCGGTCGGCGTCAAGTGTTCGGAAATCCCGAACGCTTCATCAAGCGATATTCCAAGCGCTTTGCAGATCGGCGCGACGGTGTAGATCGACGGAGATTTAGAAAACTTGGAAAAGAAGTTCTGCACGGTAGACAGCGGAACGCCGGAAACGTCGGAAATGTCTTGATAGGTCAGTTTCAATTCTTCTTTACGGATTCTACACACTTCTTGAATGTTCATTTACGCCACCTTAATTTTTTCCGATTTTTGCGCCGCAAAGTCGCAAGATGAGGTCTTGTCGAGCCATGTCGAACGCTGCCTTATTGCAAGGCTTCGGCATTGAATTACCAAGCCAAAGTAGGCTACGGTAAAGACAAGCAGCGGCGACCGGTCCCCGCTGGCTGCAAAAAGCCCTCGCCGTTGTTGCAGAGGCGGCGAGGGCTAACCTTACTTCATACCAAGGAGCTTGCCAAGTTTTCTTTGCCGCCCTGCTTTGGTCGTTGGAATCCCAGTTCCTTTTGAAATTTTCCTTTTCATTTTCGTGATTCCGAGCGCACGTTTCCAGCTAAAAGACAAACCCGGAATTTTCATTACTTGTTCACCACCTTTTCAATTTTTTCAATCATCTTGTCGCATAGCTCGTGCCCATGCTTCAAACTTTCTTCCGGCATTTGGTCGGCATACTCGTCAACGATAGCCGCGATGCTTTGAGCCTTTTTTACCTGCCCGCGAGATAGGCCGAGAATATGCACAGTTTCTTTTTGAATGTACCGAGAAAGGAAATTGTTTGTATGGGTAGCCTTTTCGTTTTGCAACATTTCGGCGCATTCGTTCGGGGAAACCCTTCCACCAGCCATACACTTAGTATCGCCACCTGCGACCTCTACGATCTGCGCTACGGTTTGCTCTGCAAGCTTGTACCGGGAAAAGTATGTTTCGATGTTATCCGTATCGGCAATGATGCGAATGCAGTCCGCAAATATTTGCGATTGACGCTTAACAAAGGCAGTTTCCGCAGCGGTCATTTTTTTCTTGCCGAAAAGCGAGCCTAAAATACCCATTTACGCTCCCCCAATCTTTTGCAAAATATCATTTTGTTGCACAGCGCCGTGCAGCAAACGCCTGTTGTGGGAATAGATATGAATACCGAAAAGGAGGTCGAAGCATGGACGCACAGGTGCAAGCGGCGGTGGCGCTTTATCTGCTCCTAACGCCGAAGCAGAAAGACGAAATGCTCGCGCTGATCGAGCGCATCCTCGCGGAGGAGGCGCAAAAAATAGCCTTAGAGCCAAACGGAGGGACGCAAGATGTTGTGTAATTACGCGAAATGTGATACAATGATTCGAGAAAAACTGAAAGAAAAAATCCTCACTATGAGCGAGGCGCAACAAAACGCATTGTTACTTGCTGCGCGCGAGATCAGGAGAAAATCGAAAGAACAAAGGAGAGAACTTTATGAAAATGCTCAACAAACAAGGTAAGCAAAACGCTTGTGACACTGGAGAACCCGGCAACGAGAAAGTCGTGCTTTCTCTGCTTTTGGCGATCAATGACCGCCTGTCTCTCCTTCCGGTCATTCTCGGCCTGTTGGTAGGCAACATAATTGCGAAAATCATCGATGCGCTCTTCTTCTAAGCGCTTCATCTGCCCAACGACCGAATCCTCCTCACGTATGCGCTCGGTCGGCAAGCCATCTTTTATCCAATCGTTCATCGCTTACTCATCAAAAACTGCGCATAGCGCAACAACTCATTCAACTCGGTGTCTGTCGCCGTGTCGATAAAATCAAACAGCTCTTGAACGGTAGGACTTACGCCCTCGGTCTTCGGATCGAGGGTGCTTTTTTCTGCGCCTTTTTTCGGCAGAACGGGAAGCTCGTCTCCATCCAGCTCGGCAAGGGTGATGCCGAAATGGTCGGCGATCTTCTGGCGGGTCTTTGGGTGCGGAACAACACCGTTATCAAGCCAGTTAATAAGAGACGATTGACTGCAACCGAAAAGTTTTGCAAGTCGGTAGTTGGTTAGATTCTCTTTTTCTTTTATATACTTCAAGTTTTGTGCAAAGCTCATAAAAATATCCCTTCAACTTCGTCACAATAATACTTCAACCTATATTGACTTATGCTTCAACTTAAAGTATAATCTTTTTCGTGGATAGGCAATAAGAGACCTGACCACCCCGGCAAATCGGGCTGGTGAGAAACATATAGTTGTCGCAAACTTAGAGTATCACCAATGCTCCAATTTGTCAATAGAATACTCTAATTTTGGAGGTGAAAAAATTGACCGAGACTGAAAAGCGCCTTGAGGACACGTTGCTCAATGCTATTGAGAAGTGGGCTGAATACGGCTGCGCGACCGCCGAAGGGATGCAGGCCCTTGCAGCAGCCGCGCAGGTGGTGGTGAATCTGGAACGTGGTTAGTTTTCCGACTTGGATAAAGCTAAGACGCGCTTATAGATTTCTTCGAAGAAATCAGCGACTTGCACTCCGTTTTCTTTGTTGGGGTGAATGGTAGAGTTTGACATTTTGGCGACAACGATTTCTTTTGCGATGTCAAGCGCGTAACGCTTAATAGGATCCATGAGATCACCTCCTTTCTGTACTCCATTTTAACACAGAGCGGAGGAGGTGCACAACAGCAATGAAAGGAGAGGATAAATTGAGTTTTCCTGAAAACCTTGCTCGGTTGCAAACTGAGCGCGGCGAGACGAATTACCGTCTTGCAAAAGAAATCGACGTATCGCAGACGTCGATCAAAAACTGGAAAGAGAGCGTGTGCCACCCGCACCCGCGCCAAGTCAAGAAGCTGGCAAAGCACTACGGCGTTACCGTGGACGCGCTTTTGAAGCCCGATGAAAAGTAAAGGAGGAAGGAGAGAACATGAACTGGATTATCGTGATTGTTTTCGGCATCATCGGCATCTGCGTTTCACATTGGCTTGATGGGAAGATAGGTCCCTCTTTGTGCCTGTTTGCAGTAGAAGCAATCTCTATCATTGCCGTAGTCACGGCGGGAGTGGTTATCCTTGTGGGCGTGCTTGAAACGCCACAGAACATCAATAACTTTACACGCCAGAAGGCTTACATCGAAATGCACGAAGCGAAAAACGCCGTGGAAGATGCGGCGCTGACTTCCAAGAAAATCGAGCTGAATGAGTGGCTTTATGACGCACAGTGCAGCAAATCTCGATTTGGGAGTTGGAGCTTTTACCCCGACAGCATTTTTGACTTGGAGCCGATTGAATGAAAGGGCATAAGAAAAGCCCTGTTCAGCGTAGCAGGCCGAACAGGGCACCGGACAAATCTTACCACAAGATATTGTGTCCGTGCTTATTGTAGCACGAGAGAAAGGAAAAGGCAATGAGAAAAAAGCCAGAGTACAAGATTATATGGGTCACGCCCCCTGACCCTGTAAAGCTGGGGACGGTCATGGGCGAGATTTATGCACGCGGTCGCGGCCTTGAGTTTGTCGGACTTGTGCCGAACGAGAAGAAGGGAGAAAAGGAATGAACACCTTTTTGATTTTTGTCGGCGTCACGACCATCTCTTATCAGCTCGTGCGCCTGATCGTGTGGCTGGATACGCCGAGTGGCCAGCGATGAGACACCTCGGCGATATTACGAAGATCAACGGCGCGGAGATCGAGGCCGTGGACGTTATCACGGGCGGCTCACCGTGCCAGGATCTGAGTATTGCGGGCAAACGCGCCGGATTGGCCGGCGCAATAAGCGGATTGTTCATGGAGCAGGTCCGCATCGTAAAGGAGATGAGGGAACATGACAGAGCGAACGGGCGAACAGGTGACATGGTCAGACCTCGGTTTATGGTCTGGGAAAACGTGCCCGGAGCATTTTCAAGCAACAAAGGGCAAGACTTCGCGGCAGTCCTCGAAGAGATCATCCGCATCGCAGAGCCGGAAGCCCCCGATATTGAAGTGCCTGAAAAGGGATGGAACACATGGGGAGGCTATCACGATGAGGTGGGAGGACGATGGAGCGTGGCTTGGCGAGTGCATGACGCGCAACACTGGGGAGTCCCCCAACGCCGCCGTCGTATCTCGGTTGTCGCAGATTTTGGAGGAGACACCGCAGGGGAAATACTCTTTGAGCGCAAAAGCGTGTCAGGGGATATTGCGGAGAGCGGAACGGCGCGGGAAAGACTTGCCGGAGATGCTCAAGACGGTTCTTCTTATGCAGTCCGAATCAGGGGGGGCTGTGACGGAGGAGGAAAGGGAGCCTTAGTTCGGGAGGACAAGAGCGGGACGCTCGGCGCCGGCAACGACCAGACGATTTTCCAAAACTGTCTGACGCGGTGGGACTGCCAAAGCAAACGGATTTTTGGCACAGAGGGAGAATCCCCGACGCTACAAGGTGGCGTTGGCGGGGGAGTAAATAATCCGGCGATTTTCTGCATGGGAACACAGCAAGGCGGGGCCGAGGTTCGAAGCGATGATAGAGCACCAACCTTGACCGCCGCTGCAGGAATGAGCGGAAACAATCAGCCGGTTGTCTGCGCCGGGTTTAAGCTCGGCAACAGCGAGCAAGCGCGAAGCATCGGCTACGCCGAAGAGCAATCGCCAACTCTGAATGCGGAGTGCGGTGGCAACAAGCCTGCGGTGGTGGCACTGGATATGTCGCACGCCTGCGATGTCATCCGCGACTGCGGCGAGGTCAGTCCCAGTCTGCAAGCCCGTATGGGAACGGGCGGAAATCAAGTGCCGCTGACATATCAGAAAACGACCGGGACGCTTTCACCCGGCGCTCACGCTGGGAGCTACAACGGACAGGACGCATACAACGATATGCTGGTCGTATCTAGTGGAATCTCGCCTACGTTGAGGGCAAAGGCGAATGACCCATACCGCGAAGATATGGCGGCGTATATTGCAAGCGTCGATTGCCGGAACTTTTGCGAGGGCGGAGAAACAAACGGTACATTGCAAGCAAAAGAAAGCGGAGGGCAAAGCCTGAACCTGAATAATACGGTTCGGCAGAACATGGTGGTGCGACGTCTCACCCCGCTGGAATGCGAACGGCTGCAAGGCTTTCCGGACCACTGGACGGACATAGGAGAGTGGTACGATAGTCAGACTGGTGAAGGCTATTGGGTCGATAATCTTGGGAAGCGCCACAAAACAGCGGACAGTCCGCGCTATAAGGCGCTTGGCAATTCTATCGCCCTGCCATTTTGGGACTTTCTGGCAAAGCGTATCAGTGCACAATACCTGCGTCCTGTTACGATGGGCAGCCTGTTTGACGGAATAGGCGGCTTTCCGCTGGTGTTCGAGCGGCACAACGGCAAGGGCACGGCACGCTGGGCAAGCGAGATTGAGGAATTTCCCATCGCCGTCACAAAACTACACTTTGGAGAGGATGCTGACTCATGAGAAATCAAAAGCGCACCCGCGAGCAGTGCAAGGCCGACGCTTCGGCGCGCATCGCCGCCGTCTGCCTGTTCCTCGCGGTGCTGCTTATCATCGTCGCAGCCTTAACGGTCAAGACCACCGGGCACCCGTACAAGGGCGAGCCGCCGGGCATCGAGGACAAGCTTCCCGGCGAGGACAAGCCCGCAGAGGAGAGCGCAGAGCTCACCATCGGCGAACCGCTCGGTGAGTTCCGGCTGACCGCCTATTGCCCGTGCGCGAAGTGCTGCGGCAAGTGGGCGAACGGTATCACAGCAACGGGGACGACCGCCACCGAGGGGCGAACGATCGCGGTTGACCCTCGCGTGATCCCTTACGGCTCGACCGTCACGCTCTACTACGAGGACGGCACGAGCCATACATACACCGCCGAGGACTGCGGCGGCGCGATCAAGGAAAACCGCATCGACGTGTTCTTTGACGACCATCAGGCCGCGCGGGAGTTTGGCGTACAAACCGCTTATGTTTATATGGAGGAAAACAATGGATAATTTGAACGGCTACAAAGCCTTTGAACCCGGCATGATCTGCAAAGGGAAACAGTATCAGGAAAACACAGACTATGAAGAAGAGGGCGGCGAGATTTGTGAAAAAGGTATGATGCATTATTGCGTTAATCCTTTTGATGTGCTTAATTTTTACCCGCTTGTAAATGATAGCGGAAAAGTCAGCGACTTTGCAACAGTCAAATCTTTGGAAGAGCCTGTATCGGGTGATGACGGGAAATTTGCCACAAAAAAGCTTCACATTGGCGTAAAGCTCGGCTTGGCGGGATTTGTTAATGCCTGCATTGATTATATCAAGGAAAAACCGATTGAAAAAGCGCCAAATTCTACCGTTAGCAGCGGCTACTGCGCCCAGATCGGCAGCAGCGGCGACTCCGCCAAGATCGGCAGCAGCGGCAACTCCGCCAAGATCGGCAGCAGCGGCGACTCCGCCAAGATCGGCAGCAGCGGCTACTACGCCCAGATCGGCAGCAGCGGCGACTCCGCCAAGATCGGCAGCAGCGGCGACTCCGCCAAGATCGGCAGCAGCGGCAACTACGCCCAGATCGGCAGCAGCGGCAACTACGCCCAGATCGGCAGCAGCGGCAACTACGCCCAGATCGGCAGCAGCGGCTACTACGCCCAGATCGGCAGCAGCGGCGACTCCGCCAAGATCGGCAGCAGCGGCAACTGCGCCAAGATCGGCAGCAGCGGCGACTCCGCCAAGATCGGCAGCAGCGGC